TAACTTTAATGTTGTACAGGGCGGAAAATACCTTTAGTGCTGCTTAGATCGCTGTAGACTGAATCTACTACACACCGAGGTATGATAAAACATCCATTCTGCTACAACTGTCTTAGAAACGATTCTGACCTGAACATCTATGGAATCTAGTTGTAGTAATTTAGTTCAATCTAGTAGTTACTATAACTCCAATGTTGACTTTGTACGGCAATACCACTAATGCTGCTTAGATCGATGTAGAATGAATCTACTACATACCGAGGTATGGTAAAACACTATCTATTTTTCATTGCGTCTAATGCGATTCTACTACTTATAGTACGGACATTCCCGGCCGACATTTTCTTGAATTCAGCATTTTCTAGCAGAATAGCAGTTTTCCAGTCAATTAAAGGGATTTTAATAAATTTAGACTGGACATGACCAAATAGATATTTTTTCACTGCTGGGGCTACAGCTGGAAATTTAGCAAAATTACCTAGTAATCTCCAATTCAGTATTAAAACCTGTTGTGTAGTTTTATTTACTGACTGTTTTGCAATCATATACATTGCATCATAGAGTTTAATTCTCATAGGAATAGTTAAGTAATGAAAATTTACCCCTGTAAATCCAAATTTATCTATACCAATAATAAATGATAATGGGAATTTATCGTAATATGGTAAAGTTTCTTTATATTTTGGATCGTAAGAAAAGAAAGTTAATGTACCCGGTAGTAGTCTATTTGACTGCATTGTATCTTTAGTCTGTGCTAAAAGATTTGCCCTGTCAACTGGCGCTATGGGTGATAATTCTTTAATCTTTGCTTTAAACCAATCTGTTGATCTATCTGCTAAAAATCTTGGATTTTTCTTTATTTCTTCAAATACTGAAGTTGAATTTTTAGGGGGTTGTTGCTGTTTTTTCATGCTATACCTAGATCATATTCATTGAGTACAATAAATGCTATACCAAGTTTGTTGCAGTATTCCTTGGCATGAGCCCATTTGGCTTGGTTTGTAACATATGTAGTAACTTCAGTGATCATTCGTTCTTTGTTTCTATTTTTCTTTGGAGGAAGCATTTCTGCTTTGGGTTTAACTTCAATTGCATAGGTTTTAATTGAACCGTCTTTAAGTTTCATTTTAGCCAAAAAGTCTATGTAATACTTATGCTGTTTATTATCTATAGGACTTATATAAGGGATAATAAAATCCTCCGAATTCCAGCTGACAACCGATGTGTTTGAATCTAACCATCTCATAAGTATTTTTTCCCACGAAGATCTGTATATAATGTCGGACGCGCCAATATACTTCTCTGGGTGAATTGGTGTATAAATACCCTGATTGAATCTAGATTTTTTTAAGATTGATGGTTTGTTCATACACTGTATTTAATTTCAAAATAGTTTACATCGATAGCTAATTAGTGTATAATAATTTATTGCGACACAAAAAGAATTTATATGAAACAACAAGATTATATTGAAAAGATTGCTGAAAACAACCACTATGTAAACAACAAAGAAATTTTAGCAATTATGAAGGAATATCGCGTTGCTTATCTCAAAACAAAAGAAGAAGAAACCGATCGTCCCCCTATGCCTCTCAGAGTAGCAGATGCTATTGTACAAATTGCGACTAAGATGTCTCGTATGCATAATTTTATAGGTTATTCATATCGACCAGATATGATCTCGGATGCAATTTTACAACTTACTGCAAAATTTCACCTATTCGATCCTGAAAAGTCGGATAACTTTTTTGGTTATGCATCACAACTTTGCTGGAATGCATTTATCGGTCGAATAAAAGTAGAACAGAAACAAACTTCTATTAGAGCTCGACTAATTAATGATAAAGTAACTAGTGAATTTATTCAACAAAATCTTGAAGGTGATACTGAAGGCACTAATGCTTTTGTTGACTTCTTAAAAGATAATGAGATTTTTGTTGATTACTATGAACAGCGTAAAACTTCGGAGAAGATCGGAACATTGCATCCTTCATTAAAACACCGTAATCTTACTCCTTATGCAAAAGAAACTAAAATTAAAGTTAAGCCAAAAACAGAGGAACCAAATCTGTTTGAACTGGTGAAAGATTGATGAGATTTTATAGTTATCCGAAGATAAAGTACTCGACTAAAGATCGAGTATCAGTTTATTTAATTTTTTGAAAGGGGGTTCATACATGAGCAAAATTGCTATACTTGGTGACTTACACTTTTGGTGTTCGATCTGATAATCCAATTTATTATGAATACTTTGAAAAATTCTTTAGGGAATTTTTCGTTTATGTAGATGAGAATAACATTAAAACTGTTATTCAGTTGGGTGACATGTTTGATAAGCGTAAGACTGTAAATTTCTTAACTCTATACAATGCCAAGAAGATGTTTTTAGATGAGTGTGAAACTCGTAACATAAAGCTATATGTAATATCTGGTAATCATGATTGTTATTATAAGTCTACGAATGAAGTAAATTCTGTCCGTCTTTTGTCTTCACCAAATACAGTGGTCGTAGATTCGCGCCCGCTGACAATAAAAATTGAAGGATATGATTTTGATTTTTATCCGTGGATTACAGATTTAATTGCCTCAGAATGCTATGATTACGCAAAAAATTCAAAGTCCAAGTTTGCGGTTGGACATTTTGAGTTTGCCAAGTTCAGACTGCACAAATATCAGATTGCCGAAAGTGGAGCTGACCATACAATTTTTAATAACTATAAATTAGTCTTCTCTGGGCACTATCATACAATTTCTAGAAAAGACTCTATTCTATATTGCGGCACACCATATGAATTAGACTGGGCTGATTGTGATGATATTAAAGGATTTTGGTCTTTTGATCCGGAGACAAATAAACTTGATTTAATCCAGAACAAACACACACTATATCAAAAAATTGAATATGATGACACGCAAGACATGTTCTATAATTTTGATACTGCCAAAGATAAATTCATTAAGTTGATTGTTAAAAACAAGAACAACCAATATAAGTTTGATTCATTCTTTCAACAACTGTTGGTCTCGGGTACATACGATATTAATATCGTTGATGATAAGATTACAAAATCGATTGAAGAATCTATGAATTCGAGCGTTGAATTCCAGTCTACCCAAGATATGGTGCATCATGTTATTGAAAATATGAATACTCATCTAGATAAAACTATTCTTAAAAAGATGATCGGTGAAATTTATACAGAAGCTTTAGAATTATTGAAAGTTTAATAGATGATTATTAAAAAAGTAAGAGGCAAGAATTTTCTCTCAATTGGTAATGCATTTCTTGAAGTAGATCTTTGTAAATATTCTCGCACAGTAATTCAGGGATTTAATGGCTCGGCAAAGTGCTTAAGAGGGGATACAGAGATAGATATAGAAATAGATGACCCAGAAATTTTAAAGTTATTTCTTGGTTATGTTCAAGCCGCGGAACTAAGTGTAACAAAACAAAATCATGGGGTTATTAATCGAAAAACTAAACTTATTGACGTAGTAGATTTTTTAACAAAATATCCAGAATTTAAAAACAGAATCTCCGTGAATACTCGTTTTGGGTACAAACTAATAGAAGATGCTGCTGTAACTAAGGCTAATTCTACTTGGTTAACAATTAAAACTCTCTTTAAAAAAATAGAATGTTCGACTGAACATAAAATATTGTGTCACACTTCAGTTGAATTTGTATTTGCAAATACTCTTAAAGTTGGAGATTTAATTCATACGATAGATGGACCAGAGAAAATAATTTCTATTATTGAATCTACAGAAAAAGAAGATTTAGTAGATATTCAAGTAGCCGAAGTAAATGAATTTTATGCTAATGGTGTTGTTTCTCATAATTCTACTATAGCTAATCTTATAACATTCGGTCTGTTCAATCAAACGATTAAAAATATAAATAGACCTCAGATTGTGAATTCTGTTAATCAGAAAGATACAGTAGTTGAAATTGAATTTAATTCTCATGGTAAATCATATTTGGTGCGTCGCGGTATTAAGCCGAACGTTTTTGAGATCTTTGAGAATGGTGTAGCATTAGATCAAACAATCTCCAATGATTTTCAAGAATATTTGGAATTGAATATTATCGGCACTAATATTAAAACATTCCTGCAAACTTCTGTGCTGTCTGTTGAAAATTATAAACCGTTTATGACGCTTCGCACACAAGAACGTAGAGCGTTCATTGAAGAAATTCTTGATATTAAAGTATTCTCATACATGAATCAGATTCTCAAATCTAAGATTTCTAAGTATAAAGAAGAAATTAAGATTATTGATCTTGAACTTAAAAATTGCTTTACCAAAGCTAAACTCCAAAAGTCTCATATCGAACGCCTTAGCAATATACAAGGTAGTTCCGTTGCCGCTCTTGAAACAAAACTCGAAACATTAAAGAATGAAAAGATTAAACTTGAGGTCAGGGTAAACGAAAGTACAGTAGATATAGCTGAACAGAATTCTGCGCTTAAAATCTTGAAAAAGAAATTAGAAGTGCATCAGACGAATAAAGAAAAAATTGCCGCTTATGATGCTGCAATTACAAAGCATTTAGAAAAAATAGATTCTATTACTCATGAGGATTCATGTCCTGTCTGCGCTAACATCTTAGATGAAAAAGCAAAATTAACTATCGTTACACCATCGGTTGAAAAGATGGATGAATTATCTGCTAAGAAGAACGAACTAATTACTAAGCTTTATGATTATGAAAAACTAATCAGTGAAATTGAAACAGTTAACGGTAATATATCGATACTGAATACAGCCGTATTTTCTGATAACACAACAATTAACCGGCTGAACACTGAAATTTCTTCTCTTAGCGAAGAACTAAAAAATTGTGCGCAGTCAGAAGAATTAACAGGATTAAA